CGTATATCTATCAATTTATTGGCAACACTAGATTATACTTTTCTTTTGTTGTAGATGTATTTGGACGGCAGGCGTAACAGCCGACCCTCTCGTAGTAATATAGGAATTAGTAGAATATTGAAAAGATGTTTTATGAAAGTAGGTACTTTGTGACAATTATTTCGAATGATTTGATTGTATGCTTAGGCCGATCCTTAAAATCTATGGTCTGAGAGTGTCTAGTCTGCACACTAGATAGCACTCCATGAAGACCGCGACAGCACATTAGTAATGTGTCAAAGCATGAGGGAACTTCCTTAAAGATTCAACGAATCGGTGCAAACCCGTTCGTTGAGTCCGTTGGAAGTACGCGTGATAAATAAATAACCAAAAATTATCATGAATACTTCAACCGACTCACGAACCCCAGCTGGTCCTATTGCTAAGGACTCTTACTCTAATGTAAAGAGCAGCACAATTGTTGATCCTATTGCTATGGATTTTGACTCTAATGTAAAGAGCAACAACTTATGTATTGAATGTGCCACAGTAGCAGAAGAATTTAGATATTCTCACTACGGCAAATGTAGATCCTGTTACAAACTTGAAGTTTTAGAAGCAGGATATTTTATGTGTGATTATTGTGATGATATCCATTTTTCCAATTCTAATTTATGTCCAGATTGCGATGAACCATGTGTTTGTGGTAATCCTATTGATTGTTGTATTTGTGAAAGTAATTCAGTACAGTCTGATGTCCAGGACTATGTAAATATTTGGACAAAAACTTCATTTGACGATTTCCTTCGGGAAATCAGAATGGTTGCCCGCTTCCGGCGAGCCCGTTGTATAGAAATGAAATCCAAGGCACAAATGTGTCTTGTTCTATGTCAAATTGAATCCCATGCTCAATCCTGTATTTTGGAAGAGCAAGCTCTAAGTGTTACTGAAAACATGCGTAATCAACTCATGAACCTCGCCTTTGATGGCGCTAGTTTGTGGGATGCGTATAAGGTGAAGATTACACAAGAAATAGAGCGAGTAGTCCTGCTATGGATTTCTCTACGTGAACAAGGTTCTTGGACAGGAGTGTCCGCCACAATTGGCCAATATTTATTAGGCCATTTTGATGGTTCTGTTCTTGTCACGTTAAAACAAGTATTCGATGACTATTTTGAATGTCTCGAACCCCATGCAGGGGAGTCATGGATTGAACTCCTCAAATTATCCCACACCAATTGGAAATTGGCAACCCAAAATGAAGGGTTTCAGCATGTGACAAAAGCTTTGTCCATGTTGGTTGGAGCAGGAATGCTACAAGCTACTTCCATTCAATGTGAGGTTTCCGGAATCAAATTATTCTCTGATTTGTGTGTTCCAAAATTCGTTAGCGCGTATGATTTATTAGACGCAGCTTTCGGATGTATCGTTTTCTTTATTGAAGGTGGTTATGAATGCATTCAGAGTGGTTCCATTACTCCTCTCATTTTTGGTGAAAAAGATTTCTCAAACTTCGATGAAACTTTCCTTGCTTGTAAAAAGTGCTATGAATATGCACAGCCTGGAAATTATTATATGATCGATATGGATGAGAACAGTGTAATGAAGAAATTGAGTGATGCTCTGGTTGAAGGTAAAAGATTAGCCCAGCTTACAAAGAACTCTTTCTCCAAGAAGATGATTAATGATCGTATTGGAAAATTACAGGAATGGGAATCCAACCTCCAGCAGCATAGACTTGCATCAGGTGTTCGTATGAAACCTATGTGTGTTTTAGCTTATGGAGAAACCGGCGTTGGAAAAAGTACAATCGCTCCTTTGATTATGTACCACATCTTACAACCAAATGGTTATGATGCATCAGATGATGCATGTGTGATGTTGAAAGCCGGCCAAAAACACGAAGAAAATTATCGAACTTACATCAATGGTGTATATTATGACGATTTTGCTAATACAAAATCTGATTTCGTTGATTCTTCTCCGTGTGAAGATCTTCTTGATACAGTTAATACTGCAAGATGCACTGCTCGAATGGCTGCATTGGAACTCAAGAATAAGGTCTCAAAACAACCCAAAGGAGTGGTTGTCAGCTCGAATGTAAAAACTTTGAATGCTGAACAATATTCAGAAGAACCTGCATCTATTATTCGCAGGTGTGACGCTGTTCTCACATTTCGTGTGCGTCCTGAATTTGCAACCAACTCCCAACTGGATTCTAAGAAGGTTGAAGAACATTATGGTGGTAAAGTACCTGCTGTTCCTGACTTATGGTTAATCGATGTAGAAATCGGTGTTCCTCTTAAGAATCCAACTCCAGGTCGTCATGCTACTATCGGTTTCAAAACTGTTGTGTGGAATGGCAAACCTCTCAAATCTATTGATATGCAAACAGCTTTACAATATTTAGTTGTTGCCTCCAGGCATCATTTTGCCTACCAAAAATTAATGGTGGAGAGAAGTTCCGACCTAAAATCTAAACTCGTTCTATGTGAATCTTGTAAAAGTTCACAAGACATTTGTGTTTGTGGAATTACTCATGCTGTTTCTTATGCTGACTCGACACCTCCCACTAAAACAGTACCGCCTTTATTTAGGGCGAGAAAGGGATATTGTAGTTGCAGGAAATGTATGGGTGGTAGACTCATTGAAGATTGCCCTTATAAGCCTTCTCCAGCACAACAGCAAGAGTCTAGATTTGAGGAGTCCCTTAAAAAGCCTTTGGAGGAACAATCCGCATTTGTGGATACCCTTCAGTACGTTGATTTGTTGGACAAATTTAATCGTTATCAATTGAAGTGGTTAGTGCCCCAAAGATTTGTACGGAGTTATGCTTCTCTGTCTGTGTTACGTATGTTTATGAAACATCCTAATGCTAAGTATCATGTCCTTTTCGGTTTGTTACTCCCATTGTTTGTGGAGAATCGTTTTGGTTTGGTAGCTTGCTTTCTTGGATATTTGTATTTCCTTTATGTTATTTTCATGTCTTATGTATATGTTATTGAATTAAATGTAGCACAACAAAAACAATCCGCATGGTTATCGGCTAAACATTATGCCAAGCGCACCGCCCAAATTTTGGGAACTGGTGTTGCTGTTGGTGTTATATATGAAATGGCCCAAACCTATCGAAATACTCGTGGTCTTCGTCAATTGATGGAGCAGAGTTACCTTTCCCCTACTGATGAGGAAATCAAGAAAATTGATGCCAATGATGTTACCCAGGAGATTGCTGAAGAGCATAACTGGGCTACCGTTGTTACCAAACCTCTTCCTTCATCAATCCAATCCAAAACAATTACAGAGGATGACCTTGTTGCATTATGTGCACGAAATACTGCCTGTGTATTGGATGAGGGAAAACTTGTCACAAATATGTTTTTTATCAAATCTAATGTTGCTTTGATTCCCACGCACACAATTAAGCGTTGGGCTGATAAGCTATGTGTTATTGTACGTAATGATGTCACCACTGTAGGTGGCAACTTTCATTGTTTTTTGTCTTATCAACATAGTGCACAAATTCCTTCCACTGATTTAAGTTTAGTGTGGGTCCCCAATGGTGGGGATTGGAAGGATTTAACCAAATATTTTCCTTTAACACATTTTAAAGAGAACTTTGGAGTTCGTGTCTGTACTCGTGAGATTACCGGTGTTGTTAAGCACTACCGTTCTTACGCTAAATATGCAGACCTCAATCAACTTGTTTCTTGCTATGCCGCGGGACATTCTTATCAAATAGAAAGTTTTGCTGGTATGTGCGGGGCACCTGTTGTAGCTCAAAAGATTGCTCCTATGATGGTTGGTTGCCATGTTGCTGGTATCAGTGGAAAGAGTGGCTTTGCTCCGTGCATTGCCCAGTCTGACATTGAGTATGCTTTGGAAGTTCTGAGTGAACGACCTAGTGTATTACTTGCGCATAGTACTGGCACAATTCCTGAAACGTTATTCGGAAAGCGTATCCTTGATGAACAATCCGTGCATTACAAGAGCCCAGTAAATAAACTGGAAATTGGTGAGACAACTCCTAACATGGAGGTGTATGGAACCTGTAGTGGACGAGCAACGTACTATTCTAAAGTCGTTCCTTCCCTCATTTCTTCTGCTGTAACTGCTGTGTGCGGTGTAGCTCAGAAATGGGGCAAACCCAAGTTCGGAAAAGGCAATCCTTGGTTGGAATCCCTAAAGTACTCAAGTCAACCCTCTCGTGGTATTGAACCATCTTTGATGGATCAAGCCGTGAATGATTACTTGAAACCCCTGCATCAATTGTTGACTGATCGCCCTTCTCTTAAGGCAGAGATCACACCGTTGACCAAAATGCAAACAATCTGTGGTATTGATGGACGTAAGTTTATTGACAAAATGCCGCCTAACACCTCTGTTGGACATCCCTTGTCTGGTCCCAAGTCAAACTATTTGACGCTTCTGGACCCAAAAGACTATGAAGGGTTTGCGTCTCCAGCAGAACTTGATTCCCTGTTTTGGGATGAATTCGCTGTTGCTGTATCAGCGTGGAAAAAGGGAGAACGTTACCATCCTATCTTCAAAGCTTGTTTAAAAGATGAGCCTACACCAGTTGATAAGGATAAGGTGCGTGTCTTCCAAGCAGCACCCATGGTTTTGCAACTTGCAGTTAGGAAATATTTTCTTCCTATTGCGAGATTTTTGTCTTTATTCCCAGATCTCTCTGAGTGTGCTGTGGGCCTTAATTGTATGGGCCCAGACTGGGAAGAATTTCAAGCTCACATTGCAAAATATGGCAAAGACCGTATTTTGGCAGGAGATTATAGCAAGTATGACTTGCGTATGCCTGCTCAAATTACGATGGCATCTTTCAAGGTTTTGATCACATTAGCCGCTGCGTGCGGATATTCTGATGAAGATCTTGAGATCATGCGTGGTATTGCTACTGACATTTGTTATCCTACTATTGCTTTTAATGGTGACCTATTACAATTTGTTGGTTCAAACCCATCCGGCCAAAATTTGACTGTTTACATCAACAGTATTGGAAACTCCATTTTATTCCGCTGTGCTTTCTTTAGCATGATAAAAGGACACACCTTTCGTTCCGTGTGTGCTTTAGGAACTTATGGAGATGATGCTAAGAGTTCTGTGAAACGTGGTTTCGACCAGTTTAATCACATCTCTGTTGCAAAATTCTTTTCCGATCGTGATATGAAATTCACCATGCCAGACAAAACTTCTACACCTACGCCCTATATGAAGGATGAAGATGCGGATTTCTTGAAAAGGAAAAACGTGTTTATTCCTGAATTGGAACGTCATGTGGGAGCTCTTGACGAAGAATCGATCTTCAAAAGTTTGCATTCGAATTTGCGCTCAAAATCTTTGACCAAACAAGAACTCGCCGCTACCTGTATTGATGGTGCGATCCGTGAATGGTTTTTCCATGGTCGTGAGACCTATAACCTTCGCCAATCCCAGATGCAGAGTGTAGCCCAACAATCAGAGATTGCTAATCTCTGTAAAATGCTCGATGTTTCATTCGATGATCGCGTTAAATCGTGGAATCAACGTTATGGCTTCGATGATATGAACATGGAAAGTTCTGAACAATCCCACTGTGCGGCCGAATCCTGCACATAAATTAAATCTTTCTTTACATTTCTGGATACCATAATTATATGTTTTTGTATACTATACGTAATTTTATAGGCTTTAATGTAAATAGACATCATCCTCGTATGATACCCCTATTTAGGGGTGGCTTCGTCAACCACTGTAAGTACACACCCAGCACTCTTTAGTCAGAGAGTTGACTGGTTTAAATAAATAGACTACTTCAAAAATGAACATAAAAATTAATTCAGAGTCCAACGAGACTCAACAACAAACTGTAGGTTTTTCAGATCAAAATCAGCAGTGGACATATTCTATCGATAACCAACTCGATGATGTTCACCGCACTGTAGATACTAATGATGCTGATTTGAATAATTTCTTTTCCAGACCTATTAAAATTGCCTCCATTAATTGGACCGTTGGTTCAGTTTTTGGCACAACTATTAATCCTTGGCAACTATATTTTGAAAATTTGCGGGTAATTAACCGTATTTCCAATTTCAATGTTTTGCGTTCTAAACTTTGTGTTAGAATTATGATCAATGGAAATGGATTTCATTATGGTCGTGCTTTGGCATCATATCGTCCTCTTCATAATGACGATTCAATGATTGCTTGGAGATATGGCATAGTTAACCAAGATATTATAGGCGCATCCCAAAGGATGCACGTTTGGATAGATCCCACCAAATCACAAGGTGGTACCTTATGTTTGCCGTATGTATATTATAAAAATGCGATGAACGTGCCAGAACAAGACTGGCGAGACATGGGGGAGTTGGATATTGCTTCTATTACTTCTCTTGAACATGCAAATGGTGGAACAGATTCTGTTACCATCTCTGTTTTTGCATGGGCTGAGGATGTGGCTTTGTCCATGCCCACTGTGTCCGAACCCGGCGCTCTCGCTCCTCAATCTTTACAGGAGCAAGCCAATGAAGCTGATGTTGCTTCAGAAGGGCCCATATCTGGTCCTGCAGCTGCGGTTGCAAAAGTAGCTGGTACTTTATCTAAAGTTCCTCTCATTTCTAATATGGCGTTGGCTACAGAAATGGCTGCTAACACTACTGGTTCTATAGCTCGTTTGTTTGGTATGTCCCGTCCAGTTGATACTGGTCCGATACATACATACAAACCTGCTTACATAGGGAATGCTGCCAACACTAATGTGTTGGATACTTCAAATAAACTTACTTTTGATGTCAAGCAAGAACTAACCATTGATCCAACAGCTGTTGGCTTAGGACCTGCAGATGAAATGGCTGTTAATTCCTTCGCTTCGCGCGAATCTTATTTAACGCAATTTCCTTGGAGTACAGCTTCAACCCCGGAAACTCTATTATGGAATTCATATGTCACCCCCACATTATTTGATACCGCATCTCCATCAGGATTTACGGAATATCATTATACCCCGGTAGCTTATGTTGCCAGACCTTTTGAAAATTGGAGAGGTTCTCTGAAATTTCGATTTCAGATTGTCGCTTCCTCTTTTCATAAAGGTAGACTTAAGGTTGTATATGATCCATATTTCAATTCCAGTACCGAGTATAACACTCAATCTACTCATATCATCGATTTAGCTAGTGAACGCGATTTCACAGTTGAAATTGATTGGGGTCAAGAATATTCTTATCTTGATCATTCCGATGATGGAGCCACAGGAGTACCTTTTTCAACATCCTTGTTAGGATCTGCTTTGCATGGACAAGCCAATGGTATCATTGCTGTTTATGTTGTGAATGATTTAACCACTCCCAGTGCTACATTATCCGATGTTTCAGTTTTGGTATCAGTCTCTGCAGGAGATGATTTCGAAGTTGTTAACCCAAATGGTAATAGTATTAATTCAGTAACATTTTTCCAACCACAGTCTGTTATTCTTGAAGAACAATCAGATTTGTCTAGTGGTGATGTGGATTTAACCACTGAAGAAACTAAACCTATGGACAATGCAGTTGATCACAATCATGGCGTTTCTGTTAACATTGGAAACAATGCGCAGAAAGTTTATTTTGGTGATCCTGTTACTTCTATTAGGCAAGTATTGAAGCGTTATGCTCAACACAAGACTTGGACATCTCAAAGTGTTTATGGACCCAATGGTAATCGCCTTTCTACGATTTTACCTAATTTTCCACACTTCCGAGGTTATGATCCAAATGGTATAGATAATGCAGCTACACCTGTTGATCCGACACCGTTCACATTTGCGTGGACAACACCTTTACATTGGTTCACTGTGCCTTTTTTAACAAGGCGTGGATCTATACGTTATAA